GGCAATGATTGTAGCCATTATTGTTGTTAAATATCCGGATGCGGCTAATTGTATTCTTAATTACATTAAAAATATGCTTGATGCATCATCAAAATTAATTGAAAACAATTTGCATTAATTGTTGACATTACTTATAAATTGTGATATATTATAAGTAAGGAAAGGGATGATTATATGGGACGCAAATTAATCAATACAAAACTCATGAGAGATTGCGAATTAGCACTGAAATGGTTCAAATCGACTGACAAAGCCACACTAATATATGACACCCAAAGTGGAAATATTATCGGGTTGCCTCAGATTGCAACGTCTGAGATGTTAGAGGGCACAGGATTCAAATTCGTTGTTGGACGCACTCAACATGAAAACACAATTGCTGATGGATTAGATGTTGACAAATTATACAAATTAGTTATGGCAGTTAAAAAGAAGGGACGATGAATATGAAGATTCGAAACAAATATGGATATGAAGGTATCAGAAAATTGTATGGGGATATCATGCGAATTGTTAATACACCTTATGTATCATCGCGGACGATGAATATGAGTGAGAGCTATGTGAAACTTAATTGTAAGACTAGAAAGGTAGAATTAGTAACGCCAGACACACATGATTATGATGTACGTGTCCCGTTAACAGCCTTGTTGGATGATGTCGAAGATACGGACGAAATTACAATGGAATATATTGCACAGAAATTAAACAAATTAACGGAGGGTGAATAAATATGACATTAAAGATTGTTGATGTGTCATCGCATCAAGGGAATTATAAATTGGGAGTTAACGGAGAAGATGGCATCCTGATTAAGGCAACTCAAGGTAATTGGTATGTTAATCCTAATTGCGACTATGTGGCTCAACAAGCAATTAAGCAAAATGTACCATGGGGATTATATCACTATGCTGAAGGATCTGATCCAGCCCAAGAAGTTGCGTGGTTTCTAAAAAATATTAGAAACTACTTAAACGCACCTAACAAGCCTGTCTTAATCCTTGATTGGCAGAGCTATGAGAATAAAGCATGGGGCAATGGGCAATGGGTGAAATCATGGATGGATGAACTCAAGTCAAAAACTGGAATCCAAGGTGGACTCTACACTGGAAATGATGGTATTAGTCAGACATCACGATATGTAAGTCAATCAGCTTGGCTATGGTACGCTAATTATCCATCTAGTCACGATGTCGGTTGGTCTCCATCACAATTGTCATTTAAGGTCGGAGATTGGAAATTAGTGACCGGATGGCAATTCGGGAATGTTCCTGTAGACAAATCGTTGTTTTACATCGATTTGAACGGATGGAAAAAGTTATCTAATTCAAATGCTAATCTACAGGCAGCGGCACATCCCAATGTTGCACCTAAATCATACACAGATAATAGTTATGTTGATGCATTAGGTGTTAGGTGGATTAGGGAACGTGGAACTTACAGATGCAATGTACCAACCAATCTGCGTTGGGGGGCAACCACATCATCAAGTCTGATTGCTACACTTCCGGCGGGATCCGACATTGATTATGATTACTATGCATTTTCTGGGGGTTATGTCTGGATCCGCCAGCCACGTGGTGCTGGGCACTATGGATATATGGCAACAGGCGAAGAAGTTAATGGAAAGCGCACATCGTATTGGGGATCATTCAGATAATAGGCGGAATATTTTATAAATGACGCAGTAAAAAACAGGATATAATAATCCTGTTTTTTGTTGCGTTTTTTTTTATTGTGTGTTATAATTAACATGTGAACAAAGGGACAGATGTTTATATGTTCATATGTTAATATACGATGGGAGGAATATTCATGGATAAAGAAACAGAAGAAAAAACGGCTGCCAAATATGAATCAGCAGAAGAGGCATATAATGCTGCCGCTAAAGCTGTCAATGTCGAAGATACAGTAGAAGCATTAGCTTATCTGCGTGATAGAGTTAACGCATTAACAGCCGCATTGAACCATGAAAAGGAAGTGAATGAAGGTCTGACTGCTAGAGTTACAGACCTAACCGATAAGTTAAGCGCCGCTATGCTGAGCGTACCAGTTGGCGATGGCCCGGCAGAAGATGTCGTGGACGAAGAAAACGTTACAGTCGAAGACTTACTTGCATAATAAAGAGGAGATGTAAAAAATGGCAGACGAATCAACAGTAAAAGTTAATGGTAATGATGTACCTACGCATGTATTATATAACGCAATCCGTAACGGAGCATCCGATTATTACAAGTCACATGTTCCAGTTGCTAATGCAAAAAACTTACAGCAAACCGCAGAGGCAATTGCAAAGTCTAATCTGACGATGAACACATTTTACAATGCAATGTCACAGATCGGACGAATGAATGTCAATGCGACTGAATGGCAAGATCCGTTAGATACAGTATTTAATCAAGGGACGCTAGAACGCGGAGTGAGCGTCGAAAACATGTTGATTGGATGGGTTGACGAACAGGTGTTCTCATATGCAGATGCAGAAAAAGTGTTCGCAGTTGAAAAGCCAAATCTAACTACATTGTATTCAACACTCAACCGCCGTTCTAAATATAAGGTAACAGTCTCAATGCCTGAGGTCAAATCAATTCTGGTGGATCAAGGCCCCGAAGCAATTTTGACGCGTATTACTGGCGCGCTTAACAACAGTATTCAACGAGATAACACGCGATATGTCAAGGAGATCATTGGCCAAGCAATTGCTAATCGAGATGTAATCTTTAAGGTTGCACCAAGTGGCGACAATGCTGACAATCTTGATTATACCGAATTGATTGCGCAAATGAAAGAAGATTATACCACAATGCAATGGCCTGATAATGATCAACATTACAATGTAATGGGTATTGATAATCCGAGCGATCAATCGCATATTATTACTATGTTGTCAGCTCATATTATGGCACGTGTCGACGTTAATGTACTTGCATCCGCGTTCAACATGGACAAGACAGATTTTGTCGGTCAACGTGTTCCAATTAATTCCTTCGATGATGGCAATGTCGTGGCGCTTATGATGGATGATAGATTCATCCAGATCTATGACTACCTTCGCGAGGATGCTTCAATTTTTAACCCTGAAATTTTAACAACAAATTATTGGGCACACGTGTGGAAGCTTTACACTTATGTTAAATTCTTTAACGCAATTGTGTACGTCAAATCACTTCCAGATGATTTTGCCGCATATAGCCAATTTTTTGTGAAATCGATGGGTAAAAATATCGTTATCCCTACGTATGATCAAGTGGTTGATGTCCTTCCATTGTATGCTAATGAGCTGAATACTAAGGTAGCAGCTAATGCAGATTCAAAATTGAAATTGGACCTCAGCGTAACAATCGATGATCCGGTCCAGAGTGCTAATGGCCCCAAAGTTGCATTAGTGCAACAAGACGGCGACACACAAAATGTGTTAATTGCAGACATTACTGCTGGTAACAATGGAACTGCAAGCATCGATGCAACTAAGATTGATGGATTGGGAATCAGAATCACAGCTAATACATCCCAAGAGGCCGCATCCGCTAACTATAATGGATCAATTAAATTGACCACATCACTAGTTGATAAGGCTGGCACAACAGTATTACTCCAGCCTGCAGACCTTTCAATCGGGATGAGCAAGAGTATGTTATAATGAATAATCAAGATTATCCGGAATTACTACCCAATCCTATGACATCCATTCAATTTTTGGTGATTAACACCGAAATTAAAAGTTTCACACAAAAAGACGATGATTAGATCATCGTCTTTTTTTTAGTCCATAACCCATTGATTAGAAATAGTAGACGGATTAGGGTTGGTCTTGGTTGGTACTGCATACTCTAATGGAGTATCCGTGCATTTTACCGTGTACACACCGTGTACATATGTTCCATCATACGATTGACCATACAGCCACATTGGCGCGGCCCATTTGCCAACATATGGCAACATGTACCATCCGCCAGTGGTGCCCTTAGTCAGGTGCCAGATCCCGTTTGAAAATAATGCAGAGCAATCTCCAAACGCAATAAAATAGATCTGCGGTATAACTGAATTATAATCACTTTCAGCGTCAGAATAATCTGGATCAGCATGTCTATTATAGTCTGACGCATATGGACCATTTCCATATTGACTATATGGATTAGACCACGCATCGGGTGTGGTTAGAGTATAATCATAATAGTTAGAGGTCGTAGAAAAGCAAGTCGAACCGTAACCAAACTTACTCCCGCTTTTGACGGAAACATTCTTTGCAGTACTTGAACTATATATCTGTCCATCAGATGTCTTAATCCTGATCTGATCAACAATTACGCCATAATTGTTAGCTTGCGCAACCAGATAAGGTAAATCCAACGGATAAATGTTTGAGTCCTCAAAATTCGGCCACCGATATCTGATTTTTAATTGTGCAGCCACAAATTTTGAACTCAATCCGTCATTGTATGGCGTATCAGTTGTTGGCGTATCATCAACTGATACAGTACCCGATTCGTTAGTGTTGTTAACTGTTAATAATTTTGTTTTGACGGGGAAATTCTTATCCATCCAGTATGTCTTCTGTGCATCGGTGTAATCGGTACCATCTAGCACTTGGGGTACATTATACAATGTCAGTGTCTTTCCGCCACCGCCTCCACCGCTTCCTCCGTCACTCGAACCTCCAGAAACAGTCAAAAAAATCGAATTAGTGCCATCCATATAGATCAATTGGATACGCGTCCATAGATAAGGTTGTGATTTCGTAACGGCCGGTATTGTATTACTCCAATCTCCAGTTGGCACTTGAGTCTGGCTATGGCTCAATTGATAATCACATACTGTAGATTTGATAATACTTTTTGCTTCTTGATTAAGCTTATCGATATTGTCTTTAATGGGATCAATATCTTCTCCAGTTAATACCTTATAGGTATCGTCATCTGCAGTTACCCCCAACATATCCCTTGCCGACCACCCAAAGCCACTATATTCTCCGTTGACCCATACTGCAATTTTTTTAGCTAATTCTTTTATGTCTAACATATTTTCCCCCTCCTAACCATTAATTACATAAAAATTAGTAAGCCATGATTCGAACGCACTAATTCAATCAGCTATTATTCACGTAAAATTATTCACATAAAAATTAGTAAGCCATGATTCGAACGCACTAATCCAATCAGCTGGATATTGGTCCAATAGTCCCTTGTTAAAATAATCGTTGTAATGAGCTGAAAAATAACCAGACCAATACCCCTTAGTATCAGGGGTGTTAAGCAGGCTATCCAATGTAACAGTGTCTTGCACCAACACATCAAGAGTAGTCGGTACTGCATCATATGATCCAGCAGATGATACATTAACGCTTTCGGCAACGGATCCTTGCCCATAAGATAGATAGACTTGACCCTTGATGTATGGATATAAGTCTTGCGCAGTCAGCTGCTTTTCCTTCATGTTCAAAACTGAGTTACCTAAATCTTTTAACCCATCATTGGAAAACATTGCATATGCAATACTTGCCTCATATTCTGGCGGCATTAATGGTATCTGTTGGATAGCAGTTGCCACAGATCCTAGCTTGGACGGCGCAAGCTTACCTACAATTGATTCTATCGTCTTAACCGTCATTGCCAAGATATCACCGGGTGCCAATTGTGACAAATTTTTAATTTTAAATTGTTCATCTAAAAATCCATATCCAGCAGGAGAAATCTCCATTATTGGGACGTTATAAGTTCGATTGTCATACGATACTTGGCGAACAAATCCGGCATCGTCCTCAAAACAAATTAATGCGGTTGCCATACTCAAGACATTTGCATATCCATTATCTTGCCGTAATGGGATTTCAACTGTGTCTTGTCCAACGGTGATTACAATCTTACCCGTTTCATATTTCTGTCGATCTCCTATGGTTGCAAACGGGATTTTCACGTCCTTGATGACCGTCTCAATCATGTCTTCCGTAACTCCCAATCGTAGCTTATAGTTACTATAAGGATTATCCCCATCAGTAATCTCTTTGAGATTTCGAAACACCTCTTGTGGATCAGAGGCAGTTGCTGTAAGTAGATCACTGTATAGTAGATCAGTTTTACTCGATGCTCTAATTCCCGGAGACAATATCCGCTCGCCCAATAACGCAATCTTGAGTTGATCTCCAAATGCTCTGCTTGGATAATAGGATTGTTGCCGATTAGTAATTGGAATATCAGATCCAGTATATAGTGTCGGGTGTGCAATAATCCACTTACCGGGCACCTTATCGCATATTAACGGAATCTCTGGTCCATATGGCGATGTGATGATGGAGTTAACGGGATCAATTGTTAACTCATATTTTCCACCTTCACCGATTCCATCGGATGATGTGGTTGATGGTACCCATACACGTTGTATATTAGTCACTGTATAACAGATCTTGAAATCAGTTGACAGCGAAAATGGGTTGCCAGTCAAAATCTGTCCCAATAATGATCCATTATACTTGTCAGTTACGATATATCCGGTTGCAATTGAGTCATTGCCAGCTAATTGAGTTGACAACACGTTACCAATACCCGCAGCCGCAAACGTTTTCAGTGTGCCTTTTTTCAGAATATTGCCTTTTGCATACATATTAATTCATCCCCTCGTTATAAAAAAACAAAGTAAATCTAATTAGATTTACTTCTTAAAATAATCATTAGATTTACTTCTTAAAATATTTTGAGATAAACCCCAAGTCAATTCCCATTTTGTCACAACTTTCGGCAATAGATAATACTTCAAATCCGAGCAGGTATAAGTACAATGCCGATAATAACGATGCCGGAAAATGAGTTGGATCTAATTGCGAGACTAATGCAAATGCAACCATAACAAGTAATTCCAACGATTTTTTCTGAAATCCAGATCTGCCGATTGCGCTAGACAATCGATGATCCTTAAGCGCAACTATTACCCCAACGCCAATATCTGTAATCATCAGTACAGTTAGCACCTCTACCATAGTCCATAATGTCATCATAATCACCCCCTATTGCTGTGGTGATACTGCAGATGCTGCAGATGCTGCAGATGATGCATCACTTGCTGCAGATGATGGCGCCGGAGTCTCATTAATAATACTATTAAGTGTCGCAATTGCAGATACTAATTCGCTGTTGTTGCGAAACGTCAAATATTTTTTGAGATTGCCAAAAACCTGTAAGATAACTGCCGTTGTATAAGCATCTTCACCAAGATATGATTTAAGTGATTCTAGTTCGTTTGGTGTCATTTTTACCGCCCCTTATTATTTTTTTATTACATACTTATTATATCACATGTTATATTAATTGTCTAGATATTAATGAATATATGGGTCATTATATATCATGTTTAACACGCCAAAATCAAGTAATGATGCCATGATTTCATTATAAATTGACCCCCCATATTCCAGCATACGAATATATGTTTCAATTCCGCGATTGATCGATGTTGTGTCGTTAGATCCCGTTGTGTCGTTCTTATTGCTATTTCTACTATCTGTTGTGGATCCGCCTCTGTTGGTGCCATCTGTATTGCTATCATTAGCTCCCACAGTATTGGTTAGACTGTGATTATTATTGGAACCAATTGTGTCAGTCTTGCCAGCATCATGATTATTGCTATGATTGATTGTATCACTTGATGTCTTGCCCGTTGATCCAGTTGTCCCGGTAGTCTTAGCATGACTATTAGTTGTGCCATCCGTTGATGATGATCCTTTACTAATATTGCTAGTCTTACCTGACGTAGTTGAGTCAACTGTCCCATTAGTTGCATTATGACTATCACTACTTGTGGATCCAGTAGTGTTGCTCTTATCCTCGGAAGTTGATCCTCCGGTGGTTTTGGATTCCGATGATCCAGATGTGTTTGTCTTGGATGATCCTTGAGACAATGATGATCCCGATGCCGATCCTAGCGTCTTACTACTATTGCTTGCAGCAACTGATACAGGTCCACTATTAGTTGTAGTTATAGTACCATTAGTTGTGTCGCTTCCAGACGTGGAATTGTCGTGATCAGTAACTGATAACGTACCATCGCTATTATGAGCTGTTTCCTTGCCTTTATCGCCGCCTTCATGCGCAACAACCATATTCTGAGTCTTGCTGACTTGCTTAGTGTTATTAGTAGTAGTAGATGAATCTGACCCACTAGCTGCAGCTGATGATGATGATGAGGTACTATTACTATCTGATGTTGCAGTCGATGCAGCTGTGGATGATGATCCACTAACTGCTTGGCTAGATGCAGTGCTATTACTCCCTAATGTCTCGGATGCTGATGATCCAGATGTAGTAGTATCATTATGCATATCTGTGGTTGATTTGGTCTCGCTATTATTAGTTGCATCATTACGATTATTACTATTGGTTGTTGATGCGTTGGTTACGTCAGAATCCGTCCGGCTCTCATTGTTAGTAGTGTTATCGCTAGTCCCCGTCTGGGTTGCAGATGACGCCATTGATGCTTGGTTATTGTAGGACATTGATACATTATTGCTGGCGTAAGCGCTGGCCGAAGTATAAGCACTGTTGCTGGCGTGCATCGATGTATGTGACGCGCCTGATTGTGCGGTCGATGACGATGCAGATCCTGATCCAATAACATGTGATTCGTTTTTTCCGGACGTTAACGTGGTCAATAGGTCATCATTCAGTTCCATCCGTGGGCCCGCCGTCTTAACTAGATAAGTCAATTTAGATAGAATTTTCGGACCAAAAATTCGATTTTGCCAATCAATCAAGTCATCCTCAAAGTAGTCGTCATCCATGACATTGTACCTACGAGACATGCGATCAATAGTTGGATAGATAATAGTATCCAGCAATTTGTTGACATCGCTGTCTGTGAGCGCGCTGGCAAAATACATCATTAACTTATTGTTGCTCAGAATTTCTGTCATTGTTGTCTGATGTTGTGTCTCCCAATCCTTGACTGTTGTCATTAGTATCTCCTCCATTCATTCTTTTTTCCATGCTTCCATCTTGGGCTTCCGGCTCTTCGACTGTGATATTAGTGCCAAATTCCTCGTTGATGGCCTTAGCAGCCCGTTTGCGAAGATCCAGACCCTCAGCTGTATACCTACTAATCATGTCATTGTTACCGTTAACTTCGTCCACTAAGAGCCTTTCCTTTTTTTCAAACTTGACTACATTAACGCCTAATTGCTCGACCATCTCTGACCATAATTTTTCCAAATATTGTTGAAGTTGATCAATGTAGATATTAGGATTAAGATTGACTGCATTAATATTATTAACTAGATCAGTAGCAACATCCTTATCCTCATACCACAGCGGTTCCCCATCCAAATGATCATTAAGGGCTTGAGACACAGATTTCATTGTTTTGGGAGTTACACCAATAATTGAAAATGTTGCTAATGACCGTAAGTTAGCGTCAATCTTACCCTTAATCGTGGCAAGTTTGCGCGCCCAAAATTGCAACTGATACCACAACGGCACACGATTCAAATTATCTTGAATATAGACCGCATTTTTTTGATCGCCCTGAAAGATGACTCGTTTGGGCAACAACTTGATAATTGATGTCTGTGTTGTATTAGTCACAATCGTCCCTTCGACTGGCTGATCATAGATATTGTAACCGATCTCCGCTCCCGGCGACATGCGCAGATTGCCTAATTTGTCCTTGTAGGCATATAGGGATCCATGTGTAATTAGCTTTTGCTCAATCCAGTAACTATCAATCTCTGGGGGAAGTCCTTTCCAAATATAACGAGTTTTAGCCAAATTGAACAATGTGAACAGATAATAATCATACCATCCGTCATATTTGTATGCTTTTTTGCTGTGCTTTGAATCTTGTGAAAACATCGGTCCCAATGTCTCAGGGTTAATCCATGAAGTATTCATTTCCAGTCCTCCTTTAATATATACCTAATTTTTGCAATATTTCTAATCCGGTTGTCCGTGCCGCAACATCAACGTAGTATAACGTATTATGCGCAACTGCACGTTGTAACACAATTTGCCACATTTCTTTGTGATATTTATAATAATTGGCAGCCGCTCCTTCCGCTGGATCTAATGTAACAGTTTTAAGCCCTTTTACATCACGTTGAGAAATGTAAATGTTATCATTTTTACGCTCACGCCAGATTGTAATGTCTTCTCCATTATACGATATGCGCACTAATGGTTGCGTTTCTGGGGGCAATGCCTTAATCATTGTCATATCTTCATCCGCATATTGATTAGCAAGCGCAAACGCGCCATATTCAGTGTTAGCAATCAACCGCCCGAAATCGCTATCTCGTCTTTCCGAGATGACAGCATTGTCTTCTGCAATATTGACGCAGATTCCTAATTTGCGATATACTGTCCACTCTGAATGTGGGTCGGGCTGAATTTTGAAATAATGAAAAAATACATTGTCAATACTTTCAGCGTTGCCTAGTAAAAAGACTTTAACACCTGTTCGTAATCTTATAATAGTGTCTAATTCATTCAAAAATGCCTTTGGAATGCTAATACGTCCACGCCATGGCAAAGAATCCGAGAATTCGTCGTAAACAATCGATTTAACTTCTGAAAAATCCATAGACTTAATTTTTGCGTATGCCGATACAGCAATCATATATCCCATTCTGACCCATTTATCGCCATTTTTAATGTAAACACAATTGTGCTTTGTCAAAAATTCGTCATTTGGAAATTCTCTGGAAACTTCTCCAACCCAATCATCAATATCATTAATTTGATTTTGATTCTGACGAATATAAACAAATTGTTCGCGTTTTGATTTAAAACGCTTGATCAGTCGCTTTTTCATCTGATAACTTTTGCCAATCGATCTACTTCCGATCACAAAATTTAGAAAGCACTGTCGCGACAAGATATCATTATAATCATAATATTTTGATTTTGCCAACTTCGCACTCTCCCTTCTTATCTGCTTATATTCATTATATCATATGTAAACGAAAATATCAACAACTAAAAATATGCAAACAAAAAGCCCTTAAAGGGCTTAATGTACAAGAATGAAAAAAAAGACGTGCGCAAAGATGCCGACTGACAAGGTCCCCCCTGTGACTGCCATAGGATTACCCACCCCGGATAGGCTTATAATGATCGTAACCTTCGCTGCCTCAATCATTCTCATATGAACAGATAAATGTATGTTTATCTGCTTACATGTTCATTATATCATATGTTAACGAAAATATCAACAACTAAAAATATATAAACAAAAAGCCCTTAAAGGGCTTTTATGCATCAAATTGAAGTATACAAATCTAGTGATGCATTATTGATTAATTGGGTCATCTGACGTTGATATTGATTAATTGTGATGTATTGAACTGATTGTCCATCCGTTCCGACTGTAAGCAATTTGTCACTATTAACTTCTTGATTGACAAGTCGTTTTGCGTTATCGATTCCGACAAGATTGATAACTGCATCCATATCATCAATCATGACATTATAATATCCAATAATCGGCTCCAATAGTGATGCCTCACGATCGTTGATGATCGTCCAATCATAATTCCACGGATCATTTTCCATTGTTTTGACTTTAGTTTGCAAAAAATGATCAAGTTTGTCAATAATCATTTTGCGATCTACATATTTAGGTGCACTTGATGTGCGAGGCAACAAGTCACGATCTTCCAACGTTAGAACTAATCCACCGGAGACATTATTAACAACAAGGTTATTACTATATGGTTTGCGTTCATCCGTATATTTAAGATCTTCCACGTTTCTGATTTCAGTGCGCTTTGAAACATCAGATAATCCCGAAACTTTTGCTTCTGTTTCCCATATGATATTACCTTGTTCATCATATTTTTCAATTTCTTCTGCATAACATTTTTCGCGAATATATCTTGCTTTTCGATATTTCGAGTCAATTTTCCAGTATCCAAGTCTGGACTGGTCAATTAGATAACTTAATTCATCCGGAATATCCCACCCCAGAAAATGCACAGAATCAGTATCGCAGTAAAGAAATCTGCTTCCCACTGCATCGATTCCAGAAAACAGAATTTCACGTGCGTAAGCATTAGTCCAGATTGCGATTGGAATATACTTAGATGAATCAAGTGTGTATCCCTCATCAGAATCTAATTTTGACTCACCATACACATTAGTGACGATTTTATTGATTTTGTTCAGAATTTTTTGAGAAAATTTTCCGGGAAGCGCATTAATGTCAACTTTAGCCTCGCGTTTGATGTCTGTCCAATATGCAACCTCATCATCATTGCCTTCTTCTTGATACTTAGCAATCATTTTTGCTGCATGTATTTTTTTAGCAGATGCTGTTTCGATATACTTTTTAAATGGCTTATGAATTGCTTTGAAACGGTAATAATACAGATAATCAATACTTATAATATCATAATTTTTTTCGAACAATGAAAAATCCACATCGCACAATAAAATTGTCTGTTGAAATCTATCCAGATCATTATTTGAAAGTACTGGCTGATGATGAGTACTATATTCTTTTGATATCATTGGAATTCCATTTTTTTTCAACCTAAATTTTGCTGTGAAAGCTTGGATATACATATGCTTGGTTTTATCACTGCGGATGTGATCATGCATGTCTCCCTCATGCCAACTCGGTTTTCCGCACGGGAACCAATCTGAGCACATTGCTGCACTATACTCGCTGTTGTTGTCAATTGCAATGCCTCTGCCAACATCTAAGTATCGGGATGCATGCGGCTTAACATATACTAATCCGCCTACTAAAGCTCGTCTAAGGTTTTCCCATGTTCCAATTTCAATTGACGGAAATTGACGGTCAAACTCTTGCTCTGCTTCAGTCATGTTACGCGTTTGACTTGCATACAATGTGCTACGTAATCTATTATACGCATAAGCTGATCTAGACATCCTCAACGATGGCTTGCGTTTGGCTTTAATTTCCCATGCCGTTGATTTTTGGATGTACTTATCAACTACGGTTTTTAATGCTGTTACATTGCCTTCATATTTCACAATATCGTCATGTGATGGTACCCATCCATCATTGTGATCAATCATATCATTTTCATCTCGATAATTTTCGACATTAGCTTGTTTTGCCATCTGATCCATTTTTATGTCAAAAAATTTAAGTGAATCTCTAAAATGGATAGGGTTAAAACTATCAGAAATGTAGATTGACTCGTAAATCACTCCCGCATCATTGACCATATCAATCCATGCGTTAGACAGCATTTTATATATTTCAATGTACCCTTCGACCGTTAAATAATAGCTATGATTATCAATATTGACATATTTGTCCGGTTTTATCAACCCTTTGCGTTTGTCTTCCAACTTCCATTTAAGCCCTTCCAAGCCATCTTGATTGTTATCCGATGCATTAGCATTGATTTTTTTAAACATCTGTAATATTGGCAGCAATCTATGATAATCATTATATGATATGCATGTACTATTTTTTTGGCGCACAACCGATCTAAGATAGGATGCGTCCAACTTGAGATTATGGAAATAAACGACCAGATTAGCGTACTTATTAATCCCAGCCAGATTAGATAATACGTCTAACAATTGAGTTGCGTCAGACATATGTTTAACTTTTGTTTCCAAGTTTAATCCGTTGTACAAATCAGATGGAACAAGACATGCATGTTTTATTTCCGCGTAACCTTGGCGTCCATAATCGTTGTAACTACTACGATCTGTGTAGCCATACAATATTGTGTCTTCTTTAGTCAATTTCATAATTGCACCTCCTAATCTAATGATCCATGATCACGTTCTACTGTTAATACTCTATCAATTTCTTTTCGATGCTGATAATAATAATCCAGCAGCGCGTATACGGATTGCTCAAATTCAGCCAATCCTCTAACTGTAAACTGTCCATTTCCGGTTCTATATAATCCACGTCCTCTGACTTCATTTGTGGTTTCGCCGCTCTGATAATATTCTTCTTCTGTCTGCGCATATTTTAATTGAGATGCCTTGCGCCATACCCACACATATCCAGCGCTATCAATTGCTAATTGTCCGTTTGGATATTTATGTTTTTTAAGCGCGTCAACAGTACGTGACAACAATTTTTGAAATCCGGCAGTGTTACCTGTATGACGTTCATATTGTTCGCCGGAAACTCTCTCGCCTTGTTCCCACAATAAGTCTCTCATACGATTAATAATATCAAGACTATATTTTCGCCATCCAGTATCTGATTTGTACGAACGGACCGTTATACTTAATATTGCTTGAGCCTCTTTTAATGGCTCACCCGTTATCTGATATTCGTTCGGCCTTCCGCCAAATTCTTCTGCGGCATTTTCGCTAATCATCCATGCAATCTGCGTAGCGTTATAATGGGCTTGTTCTAATCCGACCGCTATTAATCTCTTTTGATTATCCGGCATCCCGTGCACTAGATGATTATATAATTCACGTGGCTCATACATACGTCCATCCACATTTAAGTATTTCATAGTTCCAACGTCCCTTCTGTCTTTCTAACTATATATATAGTAACATAATTACTTTTTTTTGTCAACAATTAATGCAAATTGTTTTCAATTAATTTTGATGATGCATCAAGCATATTTTTAATGTAATTAAGAATACAATTAGCCGCATCCGGATATTTAACAACAATAATGGCTACAATCATTGCC